CCATCCAAGACGCTTTGGATGCGGGCATCATCTCGCCGCAGGAAGCGGTGGACAAGTCGCAGAGGTTCAGCAGTTCTGCCGTCACCAACCGGGTGAACCGGGACATGTTCAACAACCCGATCGCCACGCGGCAGCGGCTCATCGACAACGCCTACCCCGGCCTCGACGAGCCGACCCGCACCAAGCTTCTGAACCGTGCGACGGACGAGGCGACGCAGGCCATCACCCGCCAGAACGCTGTCGAGGAGCGTGCCGACCGTCAGGCGCGGCGTGCGCGGGACGACATGGAGCGCAACCTCGGGTTCCAAGTGGACCAGCTGATAGCCGCCGGCGACCTCGACGGGCTGCAGGGCTTCCTGTCGAACAACGGGCGGCTGATGAACTCGTCCGACCGGACGCGAGCCCTGAAGGCAGTTCGGCGTCAGGACATCGTGACGGACTTCACGACCTACGCCACGCTCTCCGAGCGGGCGGCTGGCGGCGAGAATGTCGAGCCCGAGGCCCGGCAGGCGGTCATGCAGGGGCTGCTCAACGATAACGACTACCGGGTCATCGTCAACGCCTCCCGCGAGACAGGCTGGCGCAAGCGCGGCTACTCGCACATCGCGGACAATCTCAAGCCGAGCGAGTTCGAGAAGAAGGTCGGCAACACGGCGACCATCCGATCGGCCAACGCCCTGCGCGACTGGAACACTTGGGTGCGTGAGAACCCGAACGCCACCGACGCGCAGGCCGATACCGAGGCCAAGCGCATCGTCGCCGAGTACAGCAACACGGCACAGGTGCAGAGCGTCGCGACCCTGCGCCGCCCGACTTACCTTGTCTCGACCGGCCCGAGTTCGTTCGACCTGCGCCAGACCTTCGTTTTGACGAAGCAGGCCTTCGACAAGAAGCAGATCACGCAGGCCGAGTACGAGCGGCAGGCTGCGCTTATCGAGCAGTGGCAGTTGATCTACAAGCCCCCTGCGCCGCGTCCCGCGAAATAACAGAGGCACAGCATGGCAACCCCTGACCTGCGAAACGATGATGCCCAAGGCGCGAACGCCTTCATGGCCTATCGCGAGAGCGCGAGCAACCAGAGCGCTGCGGCCAGACTCGAGGCGATGTTCGCCGACGAGACTCCTGCTCCCGCGCAGCCCGCTCCTGCGCAGGCCCCGGTTGCTCCCGGTCGCTCGGTGGTGGGCGATGTGGCGCGTGGCGTGGTCGAGTTGCCGCGTGCGCTGTTCACGGGCGTCCGCGATGCGGCTCAGGAAACGCTGAACCTGTTCGGCGACATCGGCGACTGGGTCGAGAACCAAGTCCAGACGGGCGGCTTCGAGGTTTCCCGTCGCGGCATCAAGCCGATCTCCTACGAGGAGCTGCGGACGCTGCGTGCGCAGGGTCGGGACGTGTCCTCACAGGTGACGCTCAAGCGCATCACGGGCGGGGTGGAAGACCCGCAGTCCACGACCGGCAAGGCGGTGAAGGGCATCTCGCAGTTCGTCGCTGGGTTCGTCGGCGCGAGCAAGGCGGTCAAGGCGCTGAAGCCTGCGACCCGTGCGGGCCGCGTGGCGAAGGCTGCGGGAACCGGCGCGGTGGTGGACTTCACCGTGTTCGACCCGCAGGAGGAGCGCCTGTCCAACCTCTTGCAGGAAGTGCCGGTCCTCAAGAACCCGGTCACGGACTTCCTCGCCGCCGACCCCAAGGACAGCAACGCCGAAGGGCGGTTCAAGAACGCCATCGAGGGGCTGGGCGTGGGCGTGGCCGTGGACGGTCTCATGCTCGGGCTCAAGACCCTGCGTCAGGCCCGCATCGCCCGGCTGCGGCAGGAGGAGATTGCCAAGGCCCGCGAGGCGGCGGGGGTCGAAGCCCAGCGCCCAGCGGTGGACGAGACGGCCTTCCGCAACCTCGGGGACGATGCCCCGGACGCGCCCCTCGTCGGGGTGGCCAAGCGGCAGGAGGCTCCCAAGGCCCCGGAGACGCCCGCTGCGGCCCCCGGCGTCCCGGTGGCAGGCGGAGCCCAGCCCGCGCAGTTGAAGGCCGCACGCGCCGCCGCAGCGACCGAGGGCGTCACCCCTGCTCAGGTGGTCGGCGAGGGTGGCACCGGGGTTCCGCGTGGAACCGAGCCGGGGCAGGTGTACATCAACTTCGCCCGCATCAACGCGCCGGAGGACGTGCAGACCGTCATCAAGGACATGGCCGACAAGTTCGCCCCGCAGGTCGAGACGGCCCAGCGCGGGGTGCGCTCGTTCGCCGAGATCGAGCTCGACGCGCAGCAGGTCAACGCCTGGGACGTGCTCATGGCGCGGCGCAAGGGCGACCCGCTGAACGCCGAGCAGTCTGTTGCGGCGCGGCAACTGTGGGCGGCATCGGGGTCGAAGCTCTCCGAGGTGGCGAAGGAGGCGGCGACCAACCCGAGCGAGGCGAACCTGTTCGCCTTCCGCAAGATGCTGGCGACGCACTACGCCATCCAGAACGAGGTCATCGCTGCGCGGACGGAGACGGCCCGGGCGCTTGCCTCGTGGCGCATCCCTGCCGGTGGGTCTGCCGAGCGGTTCCGTGACATCAGTCAGGCCATCGAGGCCAACGGCGGCGCGGCGGTCACGCGAGACATGGCCGACCGTGTGGCGAAACTCGCCAACGCCGGGATGTACCAGGAGCTCGACACCTTCGTCCAGCGCGGCGTCTTGGCGCGGACTGGCGATGCCATGCAGGAAGCGTGGATCATGGGCCTGCTCTCTGGCCCGAAGACGCACATCGTCAACGTGATGTCGAACTCTGCCGTCGTGTTCATGCAGATGTACGAGCGCAAGGTCGCCTCGACCGTCTCGAGCATCCTCGGCAACAGCGGCGGGGTGCAGGCTGGCGAAGCGATGACGCAGTGGTTCGGCCTCACGCAGTCCTTCAAGGACGGCCTGCGGTATGCCGCCAAGGCCGCGAAGACCGGCGAGACCGGCTTCGGCATGAACAAGATCGAACTGCCGCAGACTGCGGCCATCACCTCGGACGCCTTCAACCTGAGCAGCCAGACATGGGCTGGCCGTGCCGTGGACGGACTCGGGAACATCATCCGCATCCCGGGCCGTGCGCTCGCGGCGCAGGACGAGTTCTTCAAGACCATCGGGTACCGGATGGAGCTCAACGCGCAGGCGCTGCGGCAGGCGGCGGGCGAAGTCCACTCCGGGCTCATCCCGGCTGACGGCCTCAAGGCTCGCGTGGCTGAACTCCTCGAGAATCCGCCCGAGAACCTGCGGATGTCGGCGGTCGATCAGGCGCTGTACCAGACGTTCACGAACAGCCCCGGCAAACTCGCGCAGTCGCTGCAGAGCCTCAAGGCGCAGTACCCGGCGCTGACGGTCATCCTTCCCTTCGTGCGCACCCCGGCGAACATCCTCAAGTTCACCTTCGAGCGCACCCCGCTTGCCCCGCTGATGGCGAGCGTCCGTGCCGACCTCTCGGCGGGTGGGGCGCGGCAGGAGCTGGCCCTTGCCCGGCTCTCGACCGGCACGGCGCTGATGATGGTCGCGGCTGACATGGCGATGTCCGGCATCGTGAGCGGCAGCGGCCCGAAGGACACCCGCGAGCGGCAGGCGCTCGAGCGCACCGGATGGCAGCGCAACAGCATCAAGATCGGCGAGCGGTGGTATGCGTACAACCGGCTCGACCCTGCCGGGTCGCTCCTTGGCCTCGCTGCGGAGATGGTCGAGATCCTGAACAACTCCGAGGACGAGGACACCGAGGAGAGCGTCGGCGAGGCGGCGGTGGCTGCGGTCGCGTCCATCTCGGCGACGGTGATGAGCAAGACCTACCTCTCCGGCCTTGCCGACCTGTTCGAGGCCATCTCCGACCCGAAGCGGTACACGGAGAGCTTCGTCCAGCGGCTCGTCGGCTCGACCGTCCCGGCCATCGTCGGCGAGGCGGCGCGTGCGGCCGACCCGTACGGGCGCGAGGTGTTCAACATGCTCGATGCCATCAAGCGGCGCGTCCCCGGCCTCTCGGACGACCTGCCCCTGCGGCGCGACCTGTGGGGCCGTCCGGTCAGTCACCAGTCCGGCCTCGGCTGGGCGTATGACGTGTTCAGCCCCATCTACACCAAGCCCGCCAGGAACGAGCCGATCGACGAGGAGATGCTGCGTCTCGGCAAGGCCGTCTCGATGCCGAGCAAGAAGGCGACCTTCCAAGGCGTAAACATCGACCTGAACGCCTATCCCGGCGCGTACAGCCGGTATGTCGAACTCGCGGGCAATGAGCTGAAACACCCGAACTACGACATGGGCGCGAAGGACCTGCTCAACGCCATGATCAACGGCGAGCACTTCCTGTCGGAGATCTACAACCAAGGCACCGACGGCATCGATGGCACGAAGGCTGAAATCATCGACTCCATTGTGGGCGAATACCGAAAGCTTGCCCGTGAGCAGGTACTGCAGGAGTTCCCTGACATTCAGGGCGAAATTGACTATTTTATGCAGACGCAGCAGGATATGATGTCCGGCGCTGCGAGGTAACCAATGACCGTCTCATCCACAACCAGCAAGGTCAGTTATACCGGCAACGGTTCGACGACCGCCTTTGCGGTGCCGTTCTACTTCCTCGCAGCCGCCGACCTGCAGGTCATCCTGCGCTCCGGCACGACCGAGACCGTCCAGGTGCTGACCACCAACTACACGGTGAGCGGTGCTGGAAACGAGGCTGGCGGGACGGTGACGATGCTTGTGGCCCCTGCTGCTGCGGTGACGGTTACCATCCGGCGCAACATCGCGGCGACGCAGGAGACCGACCTGCTGCCGAACGACCGGCTCCCGGCTGAATCGCTCGAGACCGCGCTTGACAAGGCGACGATGATCGCGCAGCAGCTCGGCGAGGAGTCTTCCAGATCGTTGAAGTTCCCGGCCTCCGATGGCGCATTGACCTCGATGCTGCCGACCTCGCTCGCTCGTGCCAACAAGTATTTGGCCTTCGACGGCTCTGGTAATGCCTATGCCGCCGGTGCGACCACCAGCGGAGCGACGGATGCCGACTCTGTCCAGTATGCGCCGCTCGGGGTCGGTGCTGTCCTGACCAACGTGCAGGACAAGTTGCGCCAGTCGGTGAACGTCGCCGACTTCGGGAACGACCTTGCGGTGGCGGTGTCCTCGATCGGAGCCAACAAGGTGACCCTCGTCGTGTCTGGCACGGCCACTGTCACCAATGACCTTACGATCCCGGAGAACATCGCGCTCGTCGTGGAGCGCCCCGGCATCATCGTCGTGTCGTCGCAGAAGCGGCTGTTCATCAACGGCCCGTTCATGTGCGACCGGCTGCATCGCGCCTTCAACGCATCTCTCATCACCGTCACGACGACATCGGACATCTCCGGCGTGGCGCTGAACATCGGAACCGTATCGGCAAGCCTCGTGCAGGCGGGTCAGACAGTTGAGGGTACCGGCGTTGCGCTCGGCACCGTGATCGCCGCCGACTACGGCGTGACCGGCGTGGGACAGGTCGCGCTGAACATGTTCAACGGGCTGCTGACCTCGCGCACAATCACGCTGACCGGCGCTGCGGTCTTTTTCGGCAAGGGCAGCGTCGAGGCGGTATATCCGCAGTGGTTCGGCGCGGTCGCTGACGGCGCGACGGATTGCACCGCCGCTGTCCGACATGCGGTGTATTCGACCTATTGGGGCGGCAAGATCAAGTTCCCCGCAGGCAAGTACCGCGTCACCGGGCAGACGACGCTGTTCGGCGGGCAGACCATCGAGGGCGATGGCCCCGGCGACACCAACACAGGCTCGCCGACCACGGAGGAGACCCAGTCTCCGTCCTACATCTTCTTGGACGCCAACAACACCAACATCCTCACGATTCCTCCCAAGGCAGACCACGTCACCATCAGGGACATCTGCTTCGGCACGGCTGTCACTACCGGGCAGACCGTGAACGGGACGGGCCGCAAGCTTATCGTCTTCAACGGCCATGCGCCGCAGTTCATCTTCACGCCCGTCATCGAGAATTGCTACTTCTTCAATGCCGAGATGGGCATTTTGGTCAACGACGATTGGGCGCCAAGTGGTGACGGCTACGCGCCGTCGGGCTACTACTGGTCCGGCTTCTCGACCAATGCTACTGACATCGTGCAGGGAACGGCCTACGAGATCAGGACCGTCGGCACGACCAACTGGGCAGCGATCACCGGAACCGTTCTGTCTGGCGTCACCGGCACGGTCGGTTGCCGGTTCCTTCCAAACGCGACCGCTCCGACCGGGAACGGTACCGCATGGGCCATGCCGGTCTATTTCGATTGGGGCGTCAACCCTGGCGCGGTGCGCGACTGCGAATTCCGCACCAACACTTACGGAATATATTTCAACACGACCAATGCGGATGCGTGGAACATTTCCAACTGTGACTTCCTGACCGGCGCCGCTAATTGCGTCGGGGTATACCTGCGGCGCTGCGGTTTTATCAAGCTGACGACCTGCTTCTTCTTTGGTAATGCGTTGTCTGGTACAGCCTTCGTCAAGGCTGTGGCAATCGGTGCTGTTTCGCTCGACACCGTGACGTTGGACTCGTGCCAAGCGGAGGACTGCTCTCACTTCTTCAACTACGATGCGTCGTCCACCAATACGATTTCCACCATCATCAACGTGATCAACTGCAAGCACGAAATGGGCGCCGACGTGTATCTGGGCAAAGCCTGCCAGTACAACTCCTACAACACGGCAATCCTGTCGGACATCTACGTCGATGCGCCTGATGTTCGCGTGAGCAGCATCAACGACTGGTACCAGTTCAAGAACTTCACCAGCGGCCCGACCTGGGGCATCACGGTCACGGGCAGCGGAGATGCCAACTCGATTTACAACTACATCCCCGGGCGGTTCCCGTCGTCAACGGTGTCCGGGCCGAAGATTGCCGGGGCGTTCCTGTATGGCGGGACCGGCTCTGGCAATCCGACCGGATCGGTGACGCCATCCGTCGTCGGGCAGGAGTTCTTGGATACCGTCGCCGGAAAGTGGTACAAGGCGACCGGCCTGACCAATTCCGATTGGGTTGCCCTCAACTAAAGGTAGGACTTCAAAATGGCAGACAAGAAGATTTCCCAACTGTCCGATGCCAGCACCCCGCTGGCCGGGACCGAGACCCTGCCGACCGTGCAGGGCGGCAGCACGGTCAAGGTCACCGCCGCCAATCTCACCGCCGGTCGGGCGGTGTCGATGGCGAGCGCCAATGTCACCGGATCTGTCGCGCCTGCGAATGGCGCGTTCCTGCCTGCCGCCAACGAGGTCGGCATCTCGACGAACGGTGCGGAGAAAGTCCGCGTGACATCTGGCGGGCATCTGTTAGTCGGCGCAACGACCAACCCGGGCGCGCTCAACGTGTCGCTGGTGGTCGATTCCGGCGCGGCGTCGTTGTGCGGCATCGTGTTGCAGAACGATGCGACCGGACGCACCTTCTCCGATGGCGGTCAAATCTTCATGGTCGGTGCGGAACTGCGAATCAGCAACGCTGAGAACAACATCCTGATGTTCCAGACAAACGGCACGGATCGCGGTCGGTTCGAGGCGGCTGGCGACTTCCGCGTCGAGAGCGGCGACATCAAGATGCAGGGCGCTGGCAAGGGTCTGAACTTTGCCGGTAACGGCGGGGTTATCTGGCGAACCGGAGCAGGCACCCCGGAGGGCGCGGTTACCGCCCCGGTCGGGTCGCTGTTCACCCGAACGGACGGCGGCGCAAATACCACGCTCTACGTCAAGGAGTCTGGCACTGGCAACACCGGCTGGGTGGCGAAGTAAGTCAGACGAGGTCCTCGGAGCGTAACTGCGCGATGGTGCGGACCATGCCCTCGAGGTGGGCCAGCCGCACATAGTCGCGCTCGAGCTCGGTGTGGGACCGGCGATCGATGGCATCGTGGCAGGCCGAGCAGGCCCAAGCCCCGAGCAGGTCGTCGGCCTTCATCCCCATGCCGGACACCCCGGCCATGCGGATGTGTGCCAGGACGACCGTCTCGGAGTTGTGGTTGCACACGCCGGGGAGCCGCACGGTGCATCCCCGGCCCCGGGCTTCCTTGCGCAGGTCACGCCGCTTCATACGAGCGCGAGCTGGCCGACGAGCCGGTAGCGGGCATACCGCTTGCCGTTCCGCTCCTCGATGATGGTCTCGATGTCGTGGCCCTCCTCGCGGATGTCTGAGACCCGAGCGGCGAGCCGGAAGCAGCCGTACTGGTCGAGGGCTTCGAGGGGGGTGATATCGCGGCCCGATAGTAGGTGGGCGCGGATCTGTTCGGTCTGCGTCATGGTGTGTCTCCATAGGACGGTTCGGGTATCACGATGCCGAGCTCTGCGGCGCGGCGGGATAGGAACTCGAGGTAGTCGGAAAAGTCCTGCTTGTTGAGTCGGGACGAGCGGCGCACCGGCTTGTGGACGGTCTTCCCGCCGAGCGTGAGCGTTTCCCAGCCGAAGTGCTCGCCCAGCATGAACTCGTGCAGGTCGTCCTTCTGCCAGCCTGCCAGAGCCTCCCCGCCGCCCTCGAGGATGGACGGGTAGACGACGCCCCAGAGGAAGGCGTTCTGCATGTCCGAGCGCCGGGGCTTGAACTCCTCCAGCGTGACCTTCCAGGACTTGGTCTGGTCCAGCCACCGCACCATGACCGAGATCGCCGAAGCGATCTGGTCAGGGGTGGTGCCTTTGGGGAAGATGCGGTTCATCTACGCTCCCGCCTCAGAACGGGATATCGTCGTCGTGGAACTTCTCGGGCTCCTGCTCGGCCATGGTCTTCGGGGCCTGAGCCTCCTTCGGCTTCACGGCGAGGCTGAAGAACCTCTGGCCCGGGTTCTTGGCGTTCTCCCCTGCCGTCTTGATCCAGCCCGAAAGCCAGAACTCGGTGCCGTTGATGTTCAGGTCCCCGGTGAAGTCGGGGTGGGTGTCCTTCTGCTTGCGGTCGTTGCGACGAAGGGTGCCGGTGTTGGTACGGTCGAAGGGCATGGATTACTCCTGGTTGATGGAAACGGGGCGACCGACGAGACGGTGTCTCTCGTCGCCGAAAGCCTCGGCTGCGTCGAGCGCGGCCTGTGCGTGGTTGATGTCGAGGTAGGGGTTGGGCTTGTGGCCGATGTGTTCCAGAACGTGCGCCGGTACGTCCTCCCACCCCTTCCAGCCCTCGCGCTGGATGAAGTACCCGGTGACGAGGGTCACAGGCGCACCGTCTGCAGGTGCTCGACCCGGTCCCGCAGCTCGGTCAGGAACCGCCCGACCTCGCCCGCAATCTCGGCGATGACGCCCTCGTCTCGCGGCACCCGGATGACGAGCAGCCGCAGATGCTCCGGCAGGCGGTCATCGAAGGCCACGAAGTCGCACCAGTTGCGACCTGTGCAGGCCATCTGCCACTGCATCTGCAGGAGGTACTTGCGGGGGACGGAGCGGTCCTCGATGTACTCGAGCATCGTGGAGGTGTTCGGACACTTGATCTCGATGCAGCCGTCCTCCCCAACGAGCCCGTCCGGGGACGCCCCGGCCTCGAGGAGCGGGTGGCGCACGAAGTCCACCTCATCCACGAGGACGCCCTCTCGCGCCTCGTAGGCGGCTCTGGCGACGGGCTCTAGCTCGATGCCCCTGTCCATGGCGGGGCTCTTATAGCCCTCCGTGGGCTGTCCCGTGAGGCGTTCCGTCAGGAGTTCGGCCATGTACCCGCTGCGGGAGGCCGACGCGCCGGTCTTGGTCTTGGCCATGACGTCGGCTATCCGGCTGGCGGTCACGAGCCCGAGCCGCTTGGCGAACCATTCGGGGGTGCGTTGCTCCATCAGCCGAGCTCCTTCTTGCGGGCGGCGAAGATGCCGGAGGACGCCTGACGCTGCGCCTCGGTCAGGCCCTTGAACAGGGCGGTGAGGTCGGCGAGGGTCTGGCACTCGGCCACCTTCTTGGCAAGGTCGGGGTCGGGCTTGGCCTCGGGCTTGCCCCGGGCCTGCGCCGCCTCGGCGTCGTCGTCGATCTGGGCGAGGCCGACGATGGCGGCGAGGGCGTAGCGGCGGGCGTAGGTGATGCCCGAGCCCTGCCCCTGCGGACCGGCGTCCTTGGTCAGGATGGGCAGGTACCCGCGCATCCATTCCCCGGACGAGTGCGCGAGGGTGGTCACGAGGATGGCCCCGGTCTCGCCGATCTCGGTCGTCTGGATGACGGCGAGGTCGTTGGCGGCGAGCTGCTTGCGGCAGGCGTCCCAGCAGGACGCGAGGTCCGCGTACTTGGACTTAAAGAACGGGTTGGCGCTGTCCTTCAAGGCTCCGGTGATGTCGGCCTGCGCCTTGGACAGGGCAGCGGCGAGGGCGGCGATGGATTCAGACTGGTTCATCTTGGGTCTCCTGTGTGTACTTCGAGAGGGCTTGGTTGCAGGCGTCGATTCGTTCTCGCTCCTCGAGCTCCTGCATGAGTTGGTCTTGGTGGTACCACCACTGGTCGCAGTCTTCCATCACACCCACCAGCGGCTGAACTTGTGGGGCTGGTAGACGCGGGCTCTCCAGGCGGGGTTCGGCAGGCGCTCCCGCCGACGCTTCCACGGCGCAGGGCGGGTGAACATCCACACCACGATGGCACCGAACAACAACGTCATGCCGATGGTCACGACCGTGACGTATACGACGTCGAAGGCGCTCATGCTGCCACCTTGCGCTGCAGGTCGTGGATGACGGAGAAGGTTTGCTTCTGCATCTCGTCGAGAGCGTCAGCGTCATCCCCATCATCGTCCACGCCAAGTCGAGCGAGGTGTACTCGGAAGTCTGCGGCCCGAGCAGCCTCCATCGTGCGGGTCTCGACCAATGCTCGCCACTGGTCGCCGAAGTTGTACTCGTCTGCGATCGGCTGATTGTTCTGGATTCTGTCCCAGAACGCTGCCTGACATGCGAGTGCGAATTTATCCAAGCCGCTCACGACTGCACCTCGCGGGCCATGCGCAGGGCCATCAGCATCATGCGCTGCTGGTTGCGGGCCATCGTGACGTAGGCCGTCATCTTCGGGTTCTGGCGGGCGAAGCGCATCGCCTGATCGCGACCGGCGCGGCACTGGCCTGCGGTCATGCCCCAGCGGATGGCGGGGGGCAGATGGGACGGGATGGGTCGGTATCGCATGGTCAATTCCCCTGTGTGTGTGTATCGACGGTGCAATCCTAACCCCGTCCCGTTCGCCGTGTCAACACTTGTACGCATCTTTTTTTTAGGCCATGCTTACGGGAGTCAACAACGGAGGTTCCATGTCCATCGAGGAGTTGGTCAAGAAGTACGGCAACCAGAGCGCCGTGGCCCGCCAGTACGGGGTGACCCGTGCGGCGGTGTCGAAGTGGGCGCGTGTGGGGGTGCCTGAGCACGTTCGCTTGCGCGAGCTCGCGGGCGAGGTGGTCGCCGAGCTCAAGAGCGGCGAGCAGTCGCGCAGCATGAAGCGGCTGATTCGCAAGATCGAGGCCGGTCTGCGTCCGAAGCCCGAGGCCGCGTGAGTCGCGCTGCGTACCATCGGGCTTACTACCGGGCTCACCTGGAGAGTCGCCGCGAGACGGCGCGGGTGATGGCTCGGCGTAGACGGTGGGTGCGCGGCGTGGCGGCGGTGATCTGCGAGGCCGTGGAGGAGGCCAGAAACGACAAGGGGCCACCAAGCCTTTATGGTGGCCCCTTGACGGGCCGGGGGAGTGGCCATACGCTGCACTTGACGATGGAGCGTGGCGAGAGGGTAGTAGGGGAAGGTACTACCGTCAAGTCCACGCATCGGGTTTCACCTATGAGTGGACAACATGCACTTCTACCAAAGACATCTCGGTGACTACGCCCGGGACGCGGGTTATTTGACCCTCGCCCAGCACGGCGCATATACGCTCCTGCTCGACTGGTACTACGCCAACGAGCGCGGCATACCCAAGGACCTCGTGTACGGCATCTGCCGCGCCTCGACGCAGGCGGAGAAGCAGGCCGTGCTGCGGGTTCTCAACGAGTTCTTCCGCTGGGATGGCAAGCTGTGGAAACACAAGCGGGTCGAGCGCGAGATAGCGAAAATGCGGGAGAAAAGCGCGAAAGCGGCCGATGCTGCCAAGCGCCGATGGGATGCGGACGCAATGCGAACGCATAGCGAACGCAATGCTATCCAAGAACCAATACTTCCAATAACCAATACACCCCAGCGCGTTAGCGGGCTGCAGCGCGTCAAGGTGCGGTTGGTCAACGGTGGAGGAACCGATGAACGAACTCGATGAAGCATCATGGGAGAGATGGGTCGCCTTCAGGAAGGCCATCCGCAAGCCCATCAAGCCGATCAGCGAACACGCGATGAAGATGAAACTGGCCCGCTTCGGCGCTGACCAAGCGGCGGTCGTGGACCAGTCCATCGCGAACCAGTGGCAAGGGCTGTTCGAAATCAAGAAGGCCGCGCCGCGCCCCGGCGAGAAGGTCGAGAAGACCGACAAGCAGAAAGCCGCCGACATCGCCCGCCACGCCGAACAGGACGAGTGGTCCGCTCGAGTGTGGGGCAAGCAGGAGCCGACACCCATCAACCGGCTGAAACTGTGCGATGCCTACCTCGCCCGCCTCACCATCCGCGAAGCCGACCGGGATGCCTGGGACCGGCTGCGCGATGCGGCTGCAGCTGCGCTGCGTGACGCCGACCCGAAGGAAGTCATCGGCGACCCGCACCTTGCCGGGATGGTCCGGCACCTGTTCGGCGAGCGCGGCCTCGGTCGCCTGCGGGAGCGGTCCCGTGTCTGAGCTCGACATCGCCCTCGGCGTACTGGCTGCGGTCTGGCTTGCGATGCTGGCCGGGGCGGTCATCCGCATCATCTGGATCTGCGTCCAAGAGGCCATGCGAAAATAAGTTGACATCAATTTAAATTGAGTTAACCTGATTCCGTAGACACACACAGGAGACGGACATGGAACTCGACGACTGGGACAAGGCGTGGCTGGCCCAGCAGCACACGCCGGAGGAGTGGCGGCGGGAGTGCGAGTCTGCCCTGCTGCGCTGCGCGGCGTACTCGGCGCGGATCGACCGTCTCGAGGCCGAGCTCGAGCAGTTGCGCGGGCAGCGTGCCGGGTGCAGGTATCCCGCTTGCCTGGACGGCGGCGGGCGGTGCCAGGCGATGTTTAAGGGCGAGTGTTCTGGACCTAAGCAGGAGGTAAAGCCGTGACCATCGAAAAGCTGATGGAAGTCTACGTTGAGCGAGGGAAAAAGGAACGGCTGCGCGACGAGTTCGCGATGGCGGCGTTGGCGGGGGTTACCTCGTCGGTAAATGACGAGATTTCCGTGGGGCAAGTTGAGGGCATCGCGGAAATTGCGTATGCGCTTGCCGACGCCATGCTGCGGGCGCGGGAGGTGAAGCCGTGAGCGACATCACCCTGCCCCGCGCTGTGGTCTGGAGATTACACGCGGCGTTCAGAGACGCGGACAAAACGATTAGGCCAAGCGGCGAGAAATCGGATTACAGCGCCGAAATCGCCGCCCTCGACGCCGCGCTCGCGGAGCCGGAGCCGGAGCACATCCACACCTGCGGTTCCGACTGCCAGAAGCCCTTGTGCGTGAACCGGCGGCGCGAGATTGCCGCAGCGGTTGAGGCCGAGCGGGAGGCAATTTGCCCGATTGTTTACGGGCTGTGCGCGTCGGATAACAACGCGCAGGAAATCGTCAACGCCATCCGTGCGAGGGGGAGCAAATGAGCCTCGCCCTGCTGACCGAGGTCCGCGACGCCCTGCGCCGGATGGACCCCGCCTGGTGCGTGCTGCACGGGAAGGAGCAGCTGGCCGAATGGGAGCTCGACGACCTTCTCGAGCGCGTAGAAGACACCGTAGAGGAGAGCGAAGATGCAAACCGTGACTAAGTGGCTGGCCGTGGCCGTGCTGATGGTTTCGACGGCGTGGGGATCTGAGCCGCCGATGCTAATCGGCACCGTCGAGAACAAGGCGGGCGGGCAAATCATGTTCACGAGCCGCCCCTGCCCGCGCGAGAAGGACAAGCGGTTTGTGTTCATCCGCGACCAAGGTGGTCAGGTCAGCGCGGCGGGCTGCTGGGTCTACAAGGACAAGCTCTTCTGGGTGTTTTGGTCTGACGGCGACGTCTTCAGCTACGACCTGGACGCCTTCGAGCCGACGCCAGACTTCGAGGCCTACCTCGAGACGCTTGAAGGGGTGCAGTCGTGATCGGGGACCGCGTGGCCGAGCTCGCGACCCGCGCTGTGGTCATCTGCGCGGTGGTGGCGGTCGCCGTCTGGCTGGTGCTGTGATGGAGAAGCCGCCCGACTTCGACGGTCTTTTCCGGCTGCTGCGGGACGCTGCGATCGTGCTCCTCGGCATCCTGCTGTTTTTCGCCATGCTCGTGGAGGTGATGTCGTGAAGCGCAGTGCAGGCAGGCCCCCATCGGTGACGATGGAGCAGTACCAGCGGGTCCTCGATGTAAAGGCCGCTCGTGCGGCGCTGCCGACGAATAAGGAACTTGCCCGCGAGCTCGGGGTTCCGGTGTCTACCATCATGGGTTTGCTTGGGCGCGGGCTAAAGGCGTACCAACCGAGGAAAGCGAATGGGCGCAAGTCAAAGGCGTAAGGGCGCATCCGGTGAGAACGAGCTCGCCAAGATTCTGAGCGACCAGCTCGGCTGGGTGGTCAGGCGCAACATTGGGCAGGCCCGTGACGGCGGGGACGACATCACGACCGGCCAGTTCCGGTGGGAGGTCAAACGCAGGAAGGGCATCGCGGTCCACGAGTGGGTCGAGCAGGCCGTCCGTGCATCCGGTCCCGGCGACATCCCGGTGGTCGCCTGCCGGGGTGACGGGAAGGGGTGGCTCGTGGTGATGCGCCTTGAGGACGCCCTGCCGCTGATCCGTGGCGAGTTGCCGCAGCGGTAGCCGGGGGGTTAGACTTGGGGCATGACCGAGACTGAGCGGAAGCCTTGCCTCAACTGCAACAGCAGCGGCTGGGTGGCCGACTGGTCTGGCGGGTGGGTGCGGTGTCCCGACTGTGAGCCGCCGCCCCCGCCGAAGGTCGAGGTCGAGTTCGTGCGTGGCGCGAAGGTCCGGCGCAAGCCGAAACTGCCCGAAGCAGCGTGAGGTAACGAGATGCCTGGTCCCGGTTTATACGCAAACATCAACGCTAAACGCGAGCGCATCAAGGCCGGTAGCGGCGAGAAGATGCGCAAGCCCGGCAGCAAGGGTGCGCCGACTGCGAAAGCGTTTCGCGAATCCATCAAGACCGCGCTCAAGCGGAAGTGAAGGCGCAGCTGCTCGGAGATAACGGCGACCAGGAAGGCGAGGATCTGTTCGGCTTTCGTCGCCGGAGAGGTGGTGCAATTCTGGGAGGAGCCGTCGGCAGGGTGCCAAGACTTTCGCCGAGGGCTACCGCCGGTGTCGCCGCTGCTGGACTCGGTGGCCCGACACCTACGCCGGTACCGGGTGGTCCGGGTGGACGGCCTCGAGAGCCGGGAGATGTCAACATCGTATGAAGACGCCAGCATGGCAGCGAAAGGCAGGGCAGAGCAAGAAGGGCGGTCTCAACGAGGCCGGTCGCCGCTCTGCCAAGGCCGAGGGGATGAACCTCAAGGCCCCGGTCAAGTCCGGCGACAACCCCCGCCGCGCCTCCTTCCTCGCCCGGATGGGGAACATGCCCGGCCCGATGGTCGGGAAGGACGGCAAGCCGACCCGCCTCGCCCTCGCCTTGAAGGCATGGGGCGCGAGCTCGAAGGAAGACGCCAAGGCGAAGGCCAAGGCGATCAGCAACCGCAACAAGGGGAAGTGACCATGCCGCTCAAGCAGGGCTACAGCCAGAAGACCATCAGCCGCAACATCTCGACCGAGGTCCGCGCCGGACGCCCGCAGAAGCAGGCCGTCGCCATCGCCCTCGAGACCGCCCGCCGCTCGGCCAAGAGCGCCGGGAAGGGTGCCGCCGCCCGCCGCCTGATGGCTAAGTGATGCCGGACAGGTCAGAACAGGTCAAGGCAGTCCTCGCGCTCGTCGAGGACGGCATGTCTGAGAACGCCGCCTGTCTACAGGTCGGCATCAATCGGGCAACCTTCCGAGCAGCGGCGCTGAAGGTCACGGCTGGTGACAGTTACGCGCGCGCATTGGAAGCCCTCGCGCAGGATCAGGTCGAGAAGGCCGAGCAGGTCATCGAGGACATGCGGAACGGGGTCATCGACGCCCAGCAGGCCCGGGTCGAGCTCGACGCCCGCAAGTGGTTCGCCTCCAAGTTCCTGCCCAAGCGGTACGGGGACAAGGCCGAGGTCGAGCACTCGGGTAACGTCGGCCTGACGGTCAATGTCGTGCGGTTCACCGATGCCGATAAGCCTTCCGGCTAACGGCTGGTCCCCCCGCCCCTACCAGTTGGAGGCGTGGGGCGCTCTGGAGAAGGGCTGCAAGCGTCTCGCCTTGGCGTGGCACCGCCGTTCCGGCAAGGACGACATCTCCCTGCACTGGGCGGCTGTGTCTGCCATGACGCGGGTGGGCGGTATCTGGCACATGCTCCCGCAGGCGAACCAGTCCAGGAAGGCCATCTGGGACGCGGTGGACCCGCACACCGGGCGGCGGCGCATCGATGCTGCCTTCCCGCTCGAGCTGCGCGAGACGACCCGCGAGCAGGACATGTTCATCCGGTTCAAGAACGGCTCGACGTGGCAGGTCGTGGGGTCGGACAACTACAACAGCCTGATCGGCTCGCCGCCCATGGGCGTCGTGTTCTCCGAGTACGCCCTCGCCGACCCGAATGCGTGGGCGTTCCTGCGTCCCATCCTTGCCGAAAACAACGGCTGGGCGATATTCATCTCGACCCCGCGTGGGCGGAATCACTTTGCCCGTCTGGTGGACTACGCCCGCAAGGACCCGGCGTGGTTCGGTCAGGTGCTGACGGTCGAGGACACGAAGGCCATCCCGAAGGCGACCATCGATCGCGAGCGCAAGGAGCTGCGGGTCGAGCGCGGCGACAAGGAAGCCGAGGCCATCATCCGGCAGGAGTATTACTGCGACTTCGATGCGGACATTCCCGGCGCGTACTACGGCGATGCCATCCTCAAGGCGGAGCAGGGCGGCAGATCTGGCGAGTTCCCGCATATCGTCGGCCAGCCGGTCGGCACGGCGTGGGACATCGGCATCGGCGATTCGACGGTCATCTGGTTCTACCAGCTCGTCGGCCACAAGGTGCGCATCATCAACGTCCTCGAGGGGTCGGGCGTCGGGCTCGAGTGGTACGCGAAGAAGCTCCTCGCCATGGACTATGTGTATGCCGATCACATCTGGCCGCACGACGGCGCGGTGAAGGAGTGGGGGTCTGGCAAGTCCCGGCTCGAGACAGCGGCGGGGTACGGTCTCAAGCCTCGGGTGCTGGAGGCTGACTCGGTGGACGATGGCATCCAGGCGGTGCGTCAGATGCTGCCGGTGGTCGAGTGGAACAAGGCACCCGACCCGTTCCCCGGTGAGAGTGCCGAGGACGCAGCGGCTCGCATGACCCGGGCGATGGATGCCGTCCGGCAGTACCGGCGCGAATACGACGACCGGCTGCAGCGGTTCAAGGACAGGCCACTCCACGACTGGACGAGTCACTACGCCGATGCTCTGCGGTATCTCGCCAAGGGTCGCAGGCCGTTCCGTGGGACGGTGCGGCGGGCTGGTCCGGGGGTGGCTGTAGCAGATTACTCAGTGTTCGGCTAGACTCGCGCCAAAGTCTGCCACGAGGTGCGTCATGTCCGGTCTGTTCAAGCCCAAGATGCCGAAGATCGAGCCGCCCCCGCCTGCTCCCGAGAT